TTATTTAAAAGAAAGTAAACGCAAGCCATTTAAAATCACTAAAATCGTTGAGCCTTCGTGTCCAACAACACCAAGCGGCAAGTTAACTACCTGAAAAACATTGGCTAAAATCAATAAGGTAATCACAGATAAGGCAAAAACAATATTTTGTTTGATAATGGTCTTCATTTTGCGGGAAAGTTGAATCGAAAATGGAATACGAGTCAAGTCATCCATAATCACACTGTCTGCACTTTCCATTGCAATATCTGTTCCTGATCCAATAGCATAAGAAACATCTGCTTGAGCAAGGGCAGGAGCATCATTAATACCATCTCCTACCATAGCCACAAAACCATATTTAGTCTTTAATTCTGCTAACTTAGCCACCTTATCTTGAGGCATACAGTTGGCTACCACTTCATCAATACCAAGTTTTTGTGCCACATAATTGGCGGTTCGTTCTTGGTCACCTGTTAACATGACTGTTTTGATTCCCATGGCATGAAGAGACTTAATAGCACGTTTTGATTCTATTTTGATATCATCCAAGAGGGCATAGTAAGCTATCAATTGATGGTCACGTGAAACAAAGATTAGGGTTTTCCCTTGATTTTCTTCCACTTGAATAGTTTCTTCAAAAGCTGATAGGTCTTGAACCTTTTCCAAAATGAAGGTTTTCTTGCCAATTCGCCATTCTTGCCCTTGATAGAAGCCCTGAAAACCTTTCCCAGAAATTTCTTCTAAGTGGTCAAAGGTCAGTGGCTCCAATTTTTCAGTGTATTCAAGAAGGGCTTTAGATATAGGATGGGTACTAGCAGCCTCTGCTCCTTTTACCAGTCTATTCACGAGCAACTCATCTTCCAAATAATGAGCATTCACAACAGAAGGTTTTCCTTGGGTGAGCGTTCCCGTTTTATCCATGACAACAGCCTTAATATCTCCCATGTTATCGACAATATCCCCTCCTTTGATAATCAATCCCTTTCTGGCTGCACGAGAAATAGCAGCCAAGCTAGCAGGTGTGGAACTGGCAATTAGGGCACATGGTGAAGCTACTGTTAAGAGAATCATCCCTCGGTAAAAAGCAGCCAACCAAGTCCAAGAAAGCACAAAGTGGCTAAAGAGGATAAAGGCAGGAATAAGGACGAGCACAAATTTGACATAACCATCTTCTAAGCTTTCGATAAAGGTGGCGGTTTTGCTTTTCTTTTCTTGGGCAGATTCCACCAGATTAATAATCTTGGCAAAGAGAGTATCGTCATTTTCAATAGTAACCAACATATCTATGGTTTGTCCTTGGTTAATGGTTCCCCCAATCAGATCCTGGCCTTCTGCCTTATCAACAGTGATAGGCTCACCAGTGACCATAGATTCATCAAATTGACCAAAAGGACTAAGCAACTGCCCGTCAATTGGAACAGCTTCGCCTTTACGAACTTGTAAACGGTCACCAACACTCAAGGATCTGGTCTCAACTTCTAAAATATGGCCATCTTCTTGGTATTGACGAGCTGTATCTGGCGTCAAGGACATCAAGGCTGAAATAGCATCCTTACTTTTTTCCATGGCCATTTCTTCAAGCGTATTGGACAACGAAAAGATAAAAATAAGCAGAGCACCCTCCAGCCAATAGCCGATAATTCCAGCACCAATAGCTGCCAAAATCATCAAAATATCCACTGACAAGTGTTTGTTCTTCACCAAATCCAATATACCCGTTTTTGCAGACGCATATCCTCCAATCAAGAAGGCTGTAATGAAAATAGCGGAAGCCACTTGTGGAAATGAGTGTAAAAAGGCTAGGCCAATTATTATTAATACCAAACACGCTAAAGTCTCCATTAAATGAAGATGGTCTGCCATCCATTGTCTGATTGTCATTTTTAGTTCCCTCGTAATTAAAAGTTATTCAATCTTTAAGATACATTAATTATAATAATTCTAAATAAATAAGTCAAGTAATTTAGAAGCATTCTAAATAAATAAGTCAAGTAATTTAGAAGCATTTTAAATAAACTTTTTTAAACTTACCTTTTGCTTTCAAAAATCCTAACTTCGACTATTTGCAAATATGAAAAAAACTCCCCCTACCTGCGGAAATGATATACTAATAGAAGGATGACTGACCATTATAGAGTGCATGCATTAGAACTTGGCTTAACTGAAGAGAAAACTACTAACTTTATGCCCCAAATATAAAAAAGAACCTTGTCGCTATCAATAAACATCGATAGCAACAAGATTTTTCTAGACGAATTATTTAACAGCGTCTTTTAAAGATTACTTAATATTGTGCACATATAATATAATAAACTTTGATTTTATAAAGCTACAAAATAACGAAACTTTATATAATTGCTTCGAATCAACTATGTAAGTTTTAAACTTATGCCCCCTATTTACCCCTTTAATAAAACTACTTCTCAGGGGGCAAAGAAAATACTTATCTCGAAAGCTCCACCAGCACCTCTTCCACTTTTTCGTCTGTCACAACCTCCCAATCTCTTATCTTCTCATTCGGCAACACATAATCAAAAATCTGTCCGTTCTTGCGCACGATCATAACTGTGTCTGCTGTGATATATCCATTGTCAATTGCTTGCTTAAACTCGTTGTATGTTAGCATTTTTACTCTCCTACTTATTTATTCGTATTCTCATAGCTTAAACTAACTTTTTAATATCAATCATTTTGAATTTAACTAGTATCATGGATTTGATACATAAAGTTATTTTCTTTTATTTTTTGGTAAGGTGAACCTCTATAGCTATAGCTGAAGAGCTCACTGTCTTATTATCGTTATATAGCATTAAGTATTTAGACTGATCAAATATTGCTCCAGGTGCGGGCATCATATCGTACCAAAAACTGTCTCCTGAGCTCTCTATAAATTTAATATAGCCTGTCTCGTACGGAGAATTATTGAACTCATACAAATTTTTTCGAGACACTAATATTTTTCTGGTTTTACAATCTAATTCTTGAACAGTGACTTGTTTTTTATTAGTTGTAATATCAAACGAAAGTATATTTTCATTATCTTCATAAACTTTTACTGTAATATTCGGGAACTTACCTTCAATTTGATTTCTATGGTGCTCAGTAACACCTCCGTACATACAAGTTTTTTTGGCATTTTTACAACTATTTCCTTCCGAATAATAGCAGTTATAGTAGTAATTGGAACCAAAAATATCTACATCTTTATTTTTATATTTTGCAGCTAAATCTTTACTATTGAACTCTGTTTTTACTGAATCATAGTTTTTAAGTTTCAAATCCTTAATGGGAAAAATCAAATCATGCTGTAAAAGCTGACCTGTGGATCTTACATTAGTCCCTTCTACAAAATGGTTATCATATAAACATCTCAAATTACCCATAACACCAGTAAATTGGCTAGATTTGTTTAATTGTTCTGGAGTAGGGTCAGGCTGACTACTTGCAAAAACACTAATCGATAATAATTGTGCACAAAAAACTACACATGCTACAACGAGTATTCTTATTCTTTTATTCATTTGGCTACCTCTTATATATTTAAAACGTTATATAGATTATAACGTTAACTTTTCATCTCCCCAATTACCTCAATTCTACACCATTTGTTATTAAAAATCTATAATAAAATTAAATCAATGTTTTAATTTTAAAAGAGATAAAATTGAAATAAAAAAGCAAGAGCCGCTAATGTCAGGCGATTCTTGCCAGTGTGATTATCCTATGAATGTGCAGGGGGATCAGATAGAGGTAAAAGTGTCTGTATATTAATAATTTTGTATCGCACGAATTAAATCATAGTTGTAATACGGAACATTTCGTTTTACTGAATTATCTTTATCCAACAATCCCTCTCCTACCAAGAAGTCCAAAGCTTTTTTCACTGTTGCTGGATGGAACTCCGTAGCCTCGGCTAACTGTTTTGCAGTTGACACAGGAAAACTAAAAGTAGCAAGCCAAACTGTTTTTTGAGTTTGAGTCACACAAACAGAAAGTCCTTTTTTGGCATGTTCATCCGCATTTCGAATTTTCTTTAAGATATTCTTGGCCATTTGCTCACTAGCATTGAGAAAGAGATTAAGCCATAAGTTCCAATCTGGATTTTCTCCCCTTGTAGCATTAAGCGCGTTATAATAACGAATTCTTTCCTTTTCTAATTCTTCACTAACGAAAAATATTGGGTGTTTTAGAAGCCCCTCCTGAACAGACATCAATGCAATAAGAATTCTCCCAAGACGGCCGTTACCATCTAAGAAGGGATGAATTGATTCGAATTGCGCATGAGCAACCGCAATTCTCAATAAAATATCACTATTAAAGTTAATAGATTCTTGAGTCCTCCCGCACTCTAAACTCGAATGATATTCCCCATTTATAAAAAATTCGAGATTTGTCATAAATGCACCAATTTCGTTTGCGGGAATGGGGATATACGAAGCATTTTCGATATTCTTATCTGGACCAATAAAATTTTGAATCTTCCTAAACTCTCCGCCGTTAGATGTAGTTCCTCTAGCTTCATCAGACATCAAAAGGCGATGGAGATCTTTTATCAACCGTGTAGTTATGACATCGCCTTTTTTTATTTTATGAAAACCAAAATCAATCGCCTTTTTATAATTAAAAACTTCTCGTTGCTGCCAATTTTTGGCACCTACTTTAGCAGTCTCCATTATTTCATGGAAAGTTACTTGAGTCCCTTCTATTCTTGTCGATTGTACTGACTCATTGTAAGATAATAAACTGAGAATCGAAGAGTTAATAATGGATGATTCTAAAACAGCATCTAACTTCCCCAGAACCTTATTTACTATTGCCAGTTTCTTATAAAGGCTTAAGGCTTGCTTATCCTCTAGCAAGACTGGTAACTTTTTTATTCCCTGTAATGCCATAATCCTACTCCTTAAGATATTTTTTGCGTTTTTATATATTATATTTGTTTTTATTTCAAAAAACAAGATAAAATATAATAAAAAACCGCCCTCAATCAAGAGAGCGGTTGGTTTTTTATTTAAGGAGACAGTGACTAACTACAGTTGTTAAAACAAGTAAGAACATTAAAGAAAAATAAAATGAATGTCTCATGAGAAAATGACGCCATTTATGCCGACACCCATTATCACATTTTGACGAATAGCAGTTACCAAAATTTTTACCTGTAATTCTAGCTACCCACAGCAATAAAGAATACATCAATGTCAATACACCGATTAGCATTAGACTTGAGACAGTAATCATCCTTGATAAATCAAGAGTCTGAAGATCATTACCAATGTCAAATATCGCCCTTGCTACATCTATACCACCAAACATAACAAAAACAAAAGCTGAAAACACTCCTAAGATAGCAATAAAGTCTGTGTAGATTGAAGATTTTGTATTCCGAACATCATCCACTCCTTGCTTAACTTTTTGCAAAACACCGTCAGTCTCTGCGGATTGTTTTTTTTAATTCGTCATTTGTAGCTGCAAGGTTAGAAGTTTCTTTTGCTAATGTGTTTAGCTCAGGGATAATCTTCTCCAGAACATCTTTAGCTTCTTGAGAGTTTTTAAGTATAAATTTTTTCTGAGTTTGAGCTAATGAATAATTGCTTTTTATTTTATCGAGGTTTTTTATCAAAATATCTTTTTGTGTATCAGTCCCTGAAAATTCCGAAATAATAAAGTCGATATTTGAGTTTAATTTCTCATTTTCTTCAACGCTATCTTCGTGACTATACACATATTCAGCAATTATTTCATAAGGAATTGTGACATTATCTTTAGCCATTTCCCTATGATAAACCTTTAATAAAGTGTCTTGATTATTTACTGGTGCTTTGCAAAAATTAGCATCTAGTAATAATTCCATAAACGCTGGAGCTATTGTACCCATATTTTAGCCCCTGGATTATGTCCAAAAAAGTCTTTTATTTCTTCGATTGTATATTTAATTCCTTGGACACCGTCCATTATTCTATCCTCATACTTTTTCCAAGGTGTATGGTCATGAGTAATATCAACAAGTTCGAACGGGCCGAACCCATGCAGAGCATCAACTGTATTCTCAATCAATTGAGTATTCTCTACTTTTTGTGAGTCATATTCAGTTATCTCTAAGTTAGATAACTCCCCGAATGGGCTGACGCTGAATTCAACATATTCCATAATCATCTCGTCTGTAGAAATGGAAAAAGCTCCAAAACGTTTATATTCATGATAGACATCAGGAACAACCGGTCCATACTTCCACTTTTCCATACTCTCTTCAAAAAGCGGAGCTCCATTTTCAAGAATGTTTCTTACATTAACGAAGTATAATAATTTTTGCAATTTAAGGTTATTAATTTTGTAGCCTTTTTTATTTGAATACTCAATTATATAATTTGCAACAAATAACGCATGCATCTCAATTACACCTCCTTTTTCTTAATTATAACATATTTGTCAAGTACTATATCTTGTTAGCTAAAAAGTTAGCTAACACTACATCTTGATTAGGATACCAAAAAACAGCCCCCGCAAAAAGCGAGGGCATTTGTCTTATCTAATTTAATTTACCCCAAATACTGATGCGGTTTCCGTCTTTATCAGTCTGTCCAATAGCTAGGTAGTTACGCATACCTAAGCCTCCAACATAGCTAATCCAATAATAGCCATTAGCGTAGCCCTCGCTATCAAAGCTGACAGTATCACCTTGCTTGTAGATACCTACAACCTCGCTGGCTAGACTTGGCCAGCGTCTGATATTGATCTCTGCAACATCAAGGGTAAAGGTGCCTGTTTTTGCTGTCTCTACGATAGTGTCAGAAGTTTGCGGCTCGGTGCTGACTGGTTGCGTGACTGTATCCCCTTGATATGGTGGGTAAAACCAACCTATCACGCCAGTAAAGTCACGAGTGTTAAAACGAGCTGGTGCACCGACATACAAAGCATCAGGATTGCCATCAATGTTTTGCTCGACAGTGCGCATGGTGTAACCGTCACTATCCTCGATAACAATTCCCGTATGTCCAAATTGGTGATACGGCACTGATTGGACAAAAAATGCTCCCGTCAGTGGATTTGCATCTGTCGGCATGCGATGGACTTCCCAACCTACGGCAGCAGCGCTATCTAGTAAGTCAATCGCATTTCCCCAAAGGTCGACATCGAACCAGTGCTTTGCTGCATAACAAGGCACATCTGCACATTGCCAGCCCGCAAAACCATCTTTATCCACGCCAACTCCAGCATTTGCCAAATTAATAAAAAATTCGATAACTTCTCGACATTGAGAACTAATCATTTTCTCCTCCTTATTACTTTTTAAGACTTCGGCATCCCAAAACTGCAAGCCATTCTCCTTGATAATTTGGATAAGTAGCTCCGCATAGCCACTTGCTGTGGCATACCCTGCATCTTTAATAGCATGACAAGCTTTTTTATAATCAGCCTCCCCAATAACAGACTGGTAGCGTGGATTATCTACTAAAAATTGTCCATGGTCAGCGATAGATTCATCCCAGCTGTCATAGGCTCTAAACCTGTCAACAATGTCAGTAATAACACCAGCTTGATATTCCTCTTGGGTTTTGGTGTTAAACGACTTACCGGTCCAGCTTGCGTCTGCCTTAATCCCAAATAAAGCGTTATGTGGGGCATGTTTACCCCACCCGCTCTCTAAGATAGCTTGTGCTGCGGTCAAGGATGGCAAGATTTTGTACTTAGCCCAGCCATCTAAACAGCCTTGTTTAATTTTATCTAAAAAGGTCATCTGTCCTCCTTATCTAAAAACGGATAAAAGATAAGAGCAACCACAGATAATGGCACATACAGTATTGCGATTGCTATAACTAATGCTAATCGTGTGATTGCTCGCATGGCTCCTCCTATTTTTTGGGCTCATGGTAAGTCAATGCTTGCTCACTGTCTGACAGGCCTTTTGTGGTTGGATCTGTGACAACACCGAGCAATACCAAAAGCGTTACAGCTGTGTTTGCAATATCCGCGATGTTTGATGGTAGTTTAATACCTAATTGCTGTGCCAGTAAAAAGATAGCTCCTAAAATAGCCATCAAGGTTACTTTGTTTTGTAGTCGTAATTTTAAATTAATCATGCTTCGCCTCTCATAATATCTTTAAGTTCTCTTACCTCACGATTGAGGTTTTTAATTTGCTCTGTCATTGTGATGAGCGTTTTATTTTGCTCAGCGTGCTCTTCAAGCCGCCGAGCATTTTGGCGTGTAACAATTTTTAAATGCTCTACTTCAGATTGCAACAAAGTAATATCTGTCGCATGCTTGATGGATTTTGCATTAAAAATATTGTAAGTCGTGACGATAGCTAAAATAAAGCCACCAACGCCAAATATCAACTCTGTTGCCATAAACCACCTCTAATCTTGTTTAACCAAATCAGCGTACTTGATAACTGTTACTTTGGCTTCTGACTCTAGCTCCTCTAAGGTTTGTTTGTCATACTCAAATGCTTCGTTAACGTGTACGAAGACTAGGTTACCTTCGCCTGCTTCACCGTCTTCCTCTTTAGTACTGTCGACCACCGTAAAGACATCATAGGCTTGATACTCACCTTTTTTGGCTGGCTCGATTAGCTCTAAAAGACCTTTGTAAATATCGGGTTCCACTTTGCTTCCGCTTGTTAGTAGATGGATTGCTTGTAGATTAGCCATTTTTTGAGATTTTGCAATGACAAGTTCCAGAGATTTAGCTTGTTTTTCAGCGGCTTCTGCTGTTACCTTTGCTTGCTCCGCATTTTGCTCAATCTCTTTTTGTGCGAGGCTCAACTCTTCCACTTTTTGCACTGATTCCGCTACGGCGTATTTAGTCACATACTCGCGTACAAAAGCATCTAGTCCCTCTTTAATAAGGTCATCTGCTCCCTTAACCGTCTGATCACCGATTAATTCAATGGGGATAAATAGCCCATTGTCACCGATTAAGCGAACCTCTGTTTTTACAACTTTACCGCCTTCATGAATTGGATAAGGTTTGCCTGATAGTGTTAATGTCTTCATAGTTATTCTCCTTTGCTTCCTTCGTATTGCTCTAAGATGCTGTCAACAATAATGATTTCTTGAGCTGTAAACTCATCTTCAGATTCGGCTAAATATTCCAAAAAATCGATAAAGCGCTTAGAGTACTCGCCACCTTTGATGACGATAGGCTCGCTTGCTAACTCGTCTAAAAAGTCGTTAAGCTCAGCTAACTTTGAGGTGTCCTCAATTTTTGAATTACCTTTGTCATCTGTAATCCACTTACCATCGTCATTTTTTGCAACATACTGGTCAATAATATCAACCTCATCTTTGGCATACTCGCTTAGCTTGCCCTCGACTTTTGCAAGTAGCTTAGCACGGCCACGATTAGCACGCATATTAGTGATTTTGATTTTGTCTAGTACACGATATAGTGTATTGAGTTCTTTATTTTTTAATGTTAAATCCATTGTTTCTCCTATTAAATTTTGTTGATATGATTATTTAACTCGTTAGTGACCGCATTTGTAAAATTGCTATGAGCGGTATTCCAACCGACGTTATTTAAGTGCTTCCAACAACGGCCTAAGGCTACTACGGCCGCATACAAGTCATTCATATCGAGTACTTTAGTCATTTTGTCCGGCCTAAATTTAAAGCCTCTATTGATGCTAAAGTCATCTGCAATAAGTACACTATCACCATAAATTTCTGTTTGGTCGACTGCCGCAGTGTGGTTGTAGCCTGTAGCGTGCCTAAAGCAACGCATACCCGCAAAACGTCCAGATGACGCACTGTTGACCCCATCACCAGATGAGGTGATACCTATGGCTGCATAGAGTGCCGAACCTGTATAACCTTTTGGTGTGGCATTACTAAAATGTACAAAGGCAGTGTGTGTGTCGTCCCTGCGGACCAGAGCGTTATCACGACTGTTAAAGTTGATGGTCGCATTACTATTAAAATCCATCTTAGCCGAGCTAAGATCAATAAGCATAGCGCCATTGCGTGCCTTAATCACTTTACCCTCAAGCATGTCAACAATCGCATAGCCAATTTTAGCTTTGATAAAGTTAGCGTCTAAACCAACGATACTACTTGCGTTAAGGTTAATCACTCTAATCTTAGCAGCGTCAATCGTGCCTACAATAATCTGATCAGCCCTAATCTTGATAGCTTCGGCTATTTTTGTGGTAAAGGTGCCATTGACAGTCGTATTGCCATCGAGAGCGATGTGTTTACCTGCGATTGTTACTCCGTAGGAGTTGAGGTTAATTGCTGAGATAATCTCATTACCAGACATTTTGGCATTAATGCCGCCAGCCTTTTGGATAGCTAATTTAATGCTGTCTCCAGCGCCACTAATAATACTCATGACACCATCTCTAGTAACCCGCTGCTCAATTTGTCCTGCTAGTTGAGTAAGGCGTGATTGGATTTTACCAGTCGGGGACCCCACATCACTCTGCAAACCTCGGACAGTCTGTTGTAAGCTACTGTAATTATCTTCCGCATCCTGCAAACGCCGCTGATAACTGTCTAAGTCTTGCTGCACACGACTGACAGCACCTGCCCTGTCTCTAATCTCTTGTGAAATTTGGCTAGCGGTTGTCTGTTGTACCGCTCTTAGTCCGCTAATTTGTGACTCGAGCTCTGTCCTCGTGCCTTGATTTGAGCGAGTAAACTCAGCACGTAAGCCATTGAGTTTGTTTTCGTAGGCCTCTGTAGTGCCGCTTGAGGTTGTTGTGATCTTAGCCGATAACTGTCTTAGCTCGTTATCATACTTTTGTGATAATCCTTGAGCGGTTGCTTGTATCTCAGCTTGTAAACCGATTTTATCATTGGCCATTGTGGCTTTTAGCCCCTCGATGCCTGCCTGATAGCTTGCGGATAGCTTCCTATCAGCATCTCGATACTCACGTCTAATGCCTGAGACTGTCTCGTTGATGAGCGCTAGCTTTTTATCAGTATCCTCGCTGATACGTGTAGCGACACCTCTGGCGGAGTTAATAATCTCAGTCTTAATCGTACCATCGTAGTACTCCTGCAACATGCCACGGTTAGTCAGCTTGATTTTTGACCAAAGTTTGGAGTTTTTAGTATCTGTTAACTCAAGGCTAATCTCTTTGAGGTCTTTAAATAGTCCAGTCGGATTACCTGTCCCCTCGACAACCACAGGCGCCACATAGCCAGTCGCTTTATCCCCTCGCTCAATCATGAGCTGATTAAAGTGCGCTGTGCCTAAGCAGTTGCTGGCTAGTCTAACTGTTTGGTTGTCTTGACTAGCAGTAAATGTATAATGCACACGTCCATCCTTACCAATAACGAGATTTGACTCGTCTAATGTCAACGTTGGATCTCTACTCATATCTCCTCCTTTTTACATTTGCTTAGCCGTTAAGAGTGCTTTTAATTTTTCGACTTCACCATCAACATAAGCTTTGGTTGCCGCATGATCATTCGCTATGGGATCCTTGAGCTTCAGGTTGCCATCAATCTGCGAAGTTTCCTTGGCATAAAAACCACCGTCAGGCTTGACGTAGAACTTATCATCATTAAGGTTTCTAATCCTAAGCAACTTCCCTGTCGTACCTGATGTTGAGTTAATGTAGATTCCTTGAGCAGCAGTACCTTTTCCGCCTTTCTTTTTTTCAACGATATCAATGGATAACGCTGCCGCATTTTTATCATAATTCGCTTCAAGACTTGGGTTCTCGTGAGTAATTTTTAGCGTTCCTAGCGCTTTTTCTGACCCTCGTAGCTGCATTGCACTACCATTTTCATTGTCGCTAGTAATATTAAGCGCCGATGAAAAATTGGGGGTGGTTGGCTGACGCATCACAATATTAACGGCATTTGTTGTTCCCTTATAATCGACAAAAAGCGCCGATTGATCGAAAGTCTCTTTACCCGTCCGCAAGCTCATTAACGGCCCATCACTAGTATCATTGTTAGAATAGACAACAACACCAGCACCTCTGCTAGACGACAAGTCAATATTGACCGCCCCACCCGTTGACGAGGAATAAGCAACAGTGGCGGCCGGCTTAAATTTTAGTTGACCTGTCATAACGCCACCTTTGAGATTTAATTTCTTGTCAAGCTCTTGCTTCGATTCAGCTTTTGTATAGACGGTCTCTTTATCTGCTTTTTGTTGTAGTTTCTGAGCGGTCTCGACTTTTGTCGCTAATTCATCGATATTTGGCTTGTTAGTCAGTAGATTGTAATCGAGTGGGCTAATGTATCCAAGTTCACTAAATCGATTGTGGCCATCACCTGCTCTGACAAAACCTGTGTCTGTCTCAAAGCCTATCTCACTCTCCAGTAAGATGACATCACTACGAGCCCACTCGCTAGCAGTCATCCGCTTAAATTGGACTCGCAGCGGTATATTTTCACTCATTTTTTACCTCCGTCTAAAATCATTTGCGGGCTGTCTGACCACTGCCCTGCTATCGTGGCATTATTACCGTCAACCACATCTTTATAAGCCATCTCAAGGGCCATATTTTGCCCCTCTGAGGCGTTTATCTCAACAGACTTAGATTTATACCAATCACCTGTTAAAACGCCTGTATAGCTCAAAGGATAAACACTGATAACCTCTTTATCTTTAGTCAGATTAAAAGTCTGTGGCTCCATCTTAGCTTTGGTTGGTGTCAGTACTAACTTAACTCCCTTGTTGTTAATTTGCGTCAATGTGATAGCCACTTTTTTGAGTAGCTCACACGTTTGACTAAAGCTAATCGTGTACGTCTCGCCACGCTTAAAACCACCGTCGTTGGCTTCTACTTCTATGTAATCCTCATCATAGGTTTTGGTGCGGTTAGGGTCGCCAACCAGCAAATTTTTGTTGTAGCGGGTCTTACCGTTATTCCCTAAAATTTCGGCAGTTAAACGAGATTCTTCGCTTGTCTCACTCACTCTATTTTTTAGGTCATCAAAGCTTTGTTTAATTGATGGGATGTCATCAACTTTGATAGTTTCGGTTATTTTCTTGATGGCTTCCTCTGGCAAAGCTAGGTTTTTGAGAGTTTCACGAAATTCATCGAGTTCTTTGTCAGTGCGCTGGTTGATTTCTTCTTGCGCTTTTTTGGCTTTTTCGATTTCAGCCATTGCCTCGTCAAAGGCCCGTTGGTTAGGGTTTAAATCCTCTGTATCTAGTACCTTGACCCATTGATGGCCATCCCAAATCCAAGTGCGCTGATACTTACCATTTTTTTCGAACCAGTAATCACCTATCTTGTGCTCAATATTGTCATCTGGTTTTTCGTACCAAACGCGTTTACCATTGATGTCATTGAGGTATTTAGGCAGATTGAGCTCAAATTGTTTTTGGTTGTTAGTAATTACCTTTTGATTATTTTCCAACGCATTAATACGTTCAGAAACACCACCAGTCAAACTTTTAGAGATTGATTGACCAATCGTACCTAATTTGATTGTGTGATTGCTATCTGTATAGACGTCATAGACAATCTCAACGACTTTTTCAGACTCAGTTGTGATGCCAAACTTTGGATAATAAAGTGGTACAATGTCGCAAAGCTCAACCTCTTCCATGACTCTAAAATCTTGATAGTCAAGTGTTTGCGACAGATCGATATAATCAACCTCTATGCTGACTTTAGGGGAGCCTACGTTATTATCCTTAAGATATTTCTGAGCTAACTTCCTGAGTTCTTCTTCTGTTGGCTCTTTTTTACCCTTGTCATCATTAAAATGACTTGATAAATCAACCATTTGGATTCTGCGTTGGGCATATAACTCAAGATACTGACCATCTAGGATAAATTCAGGCAATGTCACTAGCTGTTCTTCGGGTTGCTCATGCTCGCCTACGTGAGGCTTACCAGAGGCTTCCTCTTGCGGTTTTGGTTGTGGCGTATATCTTACGTAAGGATAGATAGAGGTGTAATTGCCATCTAGCAATCGCTCCTCCTCTACGCTGACAATATTGCGACCATACTCCAACACAGTAGGAGCTTTACGACCCATTTGTTTGTGTAAGATGATCGTGCGATTGTCAAACTCGTACTCACCACCGTAAACATCTAGGATAGAGCCAGCGACACCTCCTAGAGCACCACGGGCATTGCCGATTTTATCAATTTCCCAGCTAAAGCTCCCGAGCGTTAAGATGTCGCTTTTAACATCAAAAGTATCATCACCGACAAGGTTTTTCTTCCAGATTTCTAAAGCTGATTCGGCTCCTACGCTCGCACCGTTTACAAACGGTTTTAAAGCAATATCCTGTGTGCGCATAGAGATATGACGCGCAAAAATCTCGATGTGGTCTTTACTATTTCGTAGTACCCGATTAATCTCAAAAGTCTGCCATTTGGTTCTACGACCAGCGTCAGACTTAATCTTCATTTCCTCTTTAAAAACTGAGGCAAAGACACCATCTAGCGGATATTTGATGTACAGTGAGTAATTACCATTGCGCTCACGAGTGGCTTTAACCTCATAAGCATCCGCAATCTCACCGAGACCAAAAGTCCTAAACTTGGTTTCCTTAGACTCATACAAAACTGGTATCATACTTTAACCCCCCAGTTTGGCACTGCGGTAATTGTAAAGCTACCAGTCCACGAGATTTTATTTTGTCCAACGTCAAATAACGGCATGCGGTGGCGCTCTGTCCGCACGATATTATCCCAAGCCGACAAGACATCTTTATAGACCAGATGCCTCTCCATATCTATGACGAGTTCTCCTTGCACATTTTCCAGCCCTGTCTTAAAGCCATTAATGGTTAAAACCCCATTGCCTATACCTTTGATTTTTAAGATAGGTTTAGCCTGAACATTGCCGGGATTTTGTAGAGTACTACCATTAACGAGAGACACCTCTTGCTTACCCGTTTTTAAGTATTTGATAGGGTGGATTAAGAAGTTGATTTTCAGTCTGCCGAATTGTTTTAGAATCTCGTCTATCTCAAAAAGATTGACAACACTAGCCCGATAGATATAGTCCTTGTCCCAAGACAAAGCTAAGTCATGCCAACCTTTGACGTGCAACCATTCACTTATTTTTTGTTGATTGGCAGTCACGTCACCAACCAGCGAAAAAGGAAAGTCTTGCTCAACCGCTTTTAAGCGTTCGTTGTCTTTAATAAGTACACCGTCACGACCATCGACTTCTATTAAATTGACATCGTTGCTCGTTGACTTAATAGACCGCTCGCGTTCTAGTAACAAACCTAGACTATCGCTTTTAGTGCCGTTAAACTCAATGTATCTCACTAAGCTAACCTCCCTTCTTCACCTTTTGTGTAGTAAGCTAATTCTCTGAGTAGCCGTCTCATGTTTTCTTGACTAAACATATCTTCTGAACTACTGCTATTAGTAGCGTTTAGTGTATAGTTGTTTGTGACATTTCTGTCATCTCTGTCTTTAAGCAGCTTAATCAACTCGGCAAGTTGTGGATCAGCGTTAACGACTACAGTTCCTTTATCTTGCACAGATTTAAGACGAGTTGTTAAGCTAGCGATTTTTGTATCATCAAAACCTATTCCATTTGCATAGTGCGGGAATAACTGTTTTGTTCGGCTGGCCTTTAAAACTTTTGACCCTCTCGGTAGAGGGAGGATAACGTTTCGACCAGTTGGGATAAATGATTCTCCAGTCGGTAAGGTAACTAACTCTCTATATAGCGCCCCTTTTTGGTCATTGACCATAGCTAGACCGCCGGGGTGGAAATCAGTTCCTTTTTCATGTCCGAAAATCTTACGGACAAACGTTGTAATGGTTGTTGTAACACTTCTTGGGATTCTAGCCAGTGACCATATAACATTTTCTGCAACGCCGCTTGCGTTATCTTGTGCTCTGATAACAGCTGGACTATTTTGTTTAGGACTATTGACTGCCCTATTGGCGCTTGCAACATCTGGTCCAGTCTTATCCGATGCCTTCACATCGGCTGGCGCTTTCTGCTTGACATTATCAATCTTACTTTGCGCCGACTGAGTATCACCAGCTGTTTTATCCGTAGCATTCACATCAGCAGGTACTGTTTGTTTAACGCTATCAAGAGCTTGTTGAGCGGACATAGTTGGTTCTTGTGTTAAGTTTTTCGCTAACAGAACTTTTTCTTCCGGTGTCAACGCTTGCCATTGTGCTAGTAATTCTTTGCTATCAAAGATTTCAATCATAGCCTGTTGACCATCCACAACCAATTTTTTCTGTTCTAACGTCATGTTTTGCCATTGGCCACCAGCTACTAGCATTTCAGCAAGTGCGGCTCTCCCCGTCGGTTCAACATCAGCGTTCTTAACCATGATTTCAAAACTGTTCCAACCTTCTGCCGTTGATAACAATTCATTTAAACTTTGTTGTGGGTTGTCGCTCGTAAACAAACTATCCCATTGAGCGTTAGCAGCTGCAACCTCTGCCGTGGCATTAGCGGTATTACGTGATAAAACTTTCAACGTTTCGCCAGATTTTTCGGTGTAATAGGCTAGTTTACGATAAGCATCATCGTAGCTAATACCAAGCTTTTGTGCCATATCTGATGCCATTTGGCTTATCCCTTGGTGGATTTCTTCTTGACTTTTGCCAGATTCTTTTAACCGTTGGACACGCTCCCTCTGAATAGCAAGATACTGATCATTCAAAGCTTTGGTTTTTAGGTTGTGCTGCATATTAAGTTCGGTAAGTCTATTCAAAACTTCCTGTCTAGCAGCCAACTCTTCAGCACTCAATTTACTAGTGTCGCTGCCAAATTGCTTCAAAATCTCTTTTAACTCTGCTTTTTTTGTTTTATATGCAGAATTTTCTTTATCGAGCATCTTAACAGTGTTTTCAGATACTTTTTCCAACTGCCTTGCATTTAGCGCATCTAACTCGTTATTCAAAGCTGCTGTTAAAGCTTTCTTTTCTGATGCAGAAAACTTCATTAAATCAAGTTGAGCAATAATCATTTCTCTCTGATTTCGCAAAACAAGTTCTTTTTCAGCGCTTGACAACTGGCTCATGTCACCATTGTGCTTCTCCATGATTGCTTTAATCTGGGTGTTCATGCTTTTAACATTGTTAACTACTGATTCAGTTTTGGATTTCAAAGCATTTATGGTTTCTTCTGACAATCCTAATTTTTTAGCTAAGTTTATATTCTTATCTAATTTTGATTGAGCTAACTTTTCAATACTTCCGACCAAATCATCAAAAGCTTCAGTCACTTTCTTAACGCTACCTGCGCCTGCCTCGAACATTTGCAAAGAAGTGTTAGTTTCGTCAACTTTTTTCTTAAAGTTACTTAGTGCAGTTGCTTCTGTCGCGGAAACAGCGGTTCCCCACTCTTCCGTGCGTTTTTGGGCTTTATACATGCTATCAGCAATTAAACCAATACCAATAACAGCTGCGCCACCTAGCAAAACACCCCACGTTACCGGGCTGCTTAATAAGGCAACCGCGCCAGTCAAACTGCCCATAGAAGCTGTGGCAGCTTCAGCTCCAACACTTGCTGCTACTGCACCGGCTTTAAACGTGCGTAGCCAACCAGATAAAGCACCAATTCCTTTGCTCATCTTGCCGATAGCTTGAATGGTTCCGCCGATAACACCAATACCCTTACCCAAAATAGATAAAGCCGGCCCAGCGGCGGCTGCAATAAGTCCCCACTTGATAATTTGCTGTTGTTGCTCTTTGTCGAGCGAGTTAAATTGTTTAGCTAAGTCAGCCGCCATTTGGATGATTGGCTTCCCTGCTTCGAGCCCGTTTCTCAGAGCGTCAACCAAAGGACCACCAAATTCTATGGCTACATCATTGACTTCGTTTTTAAGCATTTTCAGCTTAGACTCTGTTGTCTCGTAACGTTTGTTAGCTTCGTCAGTCAACGCCGCGTTTTCTTTCCAAGCCTTATTGGAAATTCCAAGTGCCTTGCCTAATGTTTCAGATGCTAAACCTAATGATTTCAACATGTTAGACTGGCGAATACCGCTTAATCCTAACTCATCAAGTACTTTTGTGGCACTTTCGCCTTTTTTATCAAGTTGACCAAGCCCCTTAATAAACTCTTGCAATGCGACAATTGGCTTTTCTTTCCACGCTCTAGCAAAATCGGCTGAGGACATGTTAGCTATCTGAGCAAATTTATTTAAATTATCGCCTCCAGATGCGACTGCACGTTCAATAGCTGATAATGATTGAGTCATTGCTGTACCACCAGCTTCCGCCTCGATACCAACGCTTGACATAGCAGTTGCTAAGGCAAGCATTTCTTGGTTTGTTAAGCCTGCAAGCTTACCAGACGCGGCGATACGGTTTGTCATCGCTACGATGTCTCGTTCAGTTGTTGCGAATTTATTACCCAACGCGACAACAGCACTACCAAAGCGAGAATACTCCGATGAAGCCAGACCTGTAATGTTTGCAATTTTAGCAATAGACGTCGCCGCTTCTTCTGCGGATAAATTGGTAGATTCTCCTAAATCAATCATTGTACGAGAGAAACTAAGAATATCTCCTGTCTTAACTCCTAATTGACCTGCTGCTTCTGCAACGTGAGCGATTTCAACAGCACTGGCTGGCAACTCTTTGGCCATTTGTCTAATGCCTTGCGACAACTTAGCATAGGATACCGTCGCCGTTTCATCCACGGTTTTCTTGACACCGGCAAAAGCAGATTCATAATCGACAGCCGCTTTAATAGCATAACCAGCTCCTGCAACAATCGGAGCTGTAACTCCTCTTGTAAATGCAGCACCTACACCGGCGACAGAATCGCCGAATGACTTCATCTTCCCGCCAATTCTTTCAGCAGCTTTACCAAATCTTGTAAAGACGCTAGTTTCAGTGGCTAAAGCTCGTAATCTGTTTTGCAATTCCGCCACTTGCGCTGCTGTTTCTAGCATGGCTGATTTAGCGCCAATTAATTTTTGTTTTTGCTCAGCAGTAGCGTTATTAACATCACCTATCTCTTTTTTTAGGTCGCTATATTTTTGTGACTGAGTTTTTAGTAATTCTTGGTAACCTTTTAATGCACTACCTGTTTCAGCATAGACCGCTTTAAGACCTTTAATCCGCCCGCCATGCCCTTGAAAGCTCTTTTCAACTGCTTTTAACGAGTTATCTAAGCCTTTCATGTAGGTTTTTAGGTTTCTTGTGTTTGACATAAAGGGCGATATGTCTAATGTAGCTGTTGCTACCAAATCACCTATATTCCCCATTTAGTCTCCTTTCTAGCCGAAAAGGAATGGGAATGCCTTATCCAAGGTCGTTTCAATCACTTCTTCTTTTTCGACAGTTTCAATTTCTAGTGCTTGTACCATCAATTCGATGTCTAATAAGCGCATTTTTTTAATATCTAAAATCGTATAGCCATTCTTTAATAGACTTTGTACCCACATCAGCAAATTATCTTTGGCTTCTTGAGGGGTTATTGTTCCTTTTTTTCGGTTTCACCTTCCTCTTCTTCTCCTCCGAGCGCGGCAATATAAAGGTCGTTAAGCGTGTCTAAAACACTCATGTCGGATAGCTTAAGATCATCGACTGTAAATTGACCTGCATACATATCAACAAACATTTGCAAGTAAGATTCGTTAAGTTTTCTATGCGCTTTAGAATCTAAGCGTCTTTTCTCATCGCTAAACACAGCGCTTTGTCTAACTTGATGCTCAACAGCCAACAAATTATCTTCGACGTTGATGAAGTCTTTTTTAAATTCCTTATCAACACCGCCTTTTTTTAAGGTAATTTCGTACATATCTACTCCTTATCAAAAATAAAAGGTCGCATTTAAGCTGCGACCTTAAAAATTACATAACCTCACCTGCTTGTTTCGCAATTGGTATTTTTTTGATTTCTGTATCAACGCAGCCGACAAATACACATTTTAAAAATTCATTCAAATCAAAACCGCTATTACCCTCGCGTCCAACTAAAAGCACTTCTTCTTTTGGTCCGCGGGCAACAAAGTTACCCGTTGTAGTATCTGGTTTCGGATCAGGTGCGCCTTCTTTTGTTTGTGCCTCCATTCCCGGAAGATTAAATTTCCCTTTAAGCAACGCAATCCAAATCGCCTTACCGTTTTCATCGCTAGTCCTAAATAAACAAACAATGTCATTTGGCGTTAGGTTTTTGTTGTACTTCTCAACACCTTTTTCTACTGTGATTCCAAAGAAATCTTTGCGTGCATCTGATGTTAAATCTAACAACTCGATTTCAAGTTTTGTCTCGCTGATTCCACCTGATAATACAACGTAAGGTCCATCGTCTGCTGGCACAGTGACCAATTCATTGGTAATATCAAGTTTTGCGGATTTCATTCCCGGCAAATGCTTTATACTCTCTGCTTTTGTAACCTTGTCATTTCCGTCTAGTACTCCATAGTAAAAATCACGTAGTCCAAATTTTACTTTTCCCATTTTGTCCTCTTTCTTTTTAATAAAAATCAAAATAGCGGTATTTCCTTACATTCATGAGTAAGTCAATATCGCTATCTTTATACCTTGGTTTTTCGTTTGCGGTGTATCTTTCAAAACCGCCTTTTTTTAAAATATCATCTATACATTTGCTAATTTGGTCAGCTTCTGAAGCTGTTTTGCACCAAAAATTGATGGTGATACGTTGCTCATTACAAAGTATCTCGTCATCAGCATAATCGGTAGGACCATCTAACGTTGTTTTGATACGCATAAACGGTGCTAGTTCTACCTTTCGCAAGTCAACTGGATTATCTGGGATATCATATGTAAATATGCCTTGCTTAAATCCATTTTTAAAAGTACCGCCTCTGAGCCTATCCAACAGCTCATTTAGCGTCTTATCGTTACTTAATAATTTATAAGCTGCTGTTTCAGCAATCAAAGTCCTAGTCCCTCCTTGACTTTTTCAGCATAGATTTGTCTAGCCCTTGGTGTCATCTGATTAATCGTCTTTTCCTTAAAGTCTTGTCCTTGTTGGTAAATCGTACCATCATTTGGATAATGCGCACGCCAACCTGTGGCTTTACCGTAACCGATTTCCTTAGATACAATCCCAGCATTAGCGCCTTTAAAACTGCTGATAACTGTATCTTCTTGTAGCCGCTCATCTGTTTCAATCTCATAAACAGGGGTATTTGATTTGAGGGTCTTCTCAAATTCTTTCGCAACCTTAGTCACGGCAGCTTTTGCGGTTTTTGGGGCTTTTACTTCAAGCTTTGTCAGATTAGCTAATATTTCATCTAAACCTCTTGTCATGACATGCTCACTCCACTAATCATAGTAATATCTTTGCCAGATTCGTCAGATTCGATTTTATCTATCTTATAGATGCGCTTGTTAAATTCAACAAACATCGTGTTATCTATAGATAACTTAGGATTATACCTAATCAAAAAGACCTTTGTATCCTTATTTGTTGGCAAATTGCTAGCGTTTTGAAACTTTGATTGGTAATTAAAGTCTCTTAATTGAGTTTTCAGCACTTCTGCCCAACATGTATAGATGTCTTTTCTAATTGCAGAGATAACCTCTCCGTCTTCATTCTGTCCACCCGACTGGCCGAAAATCGTTATCCTGACGTTCATTTTGCGTGTAATCATGAACCATCACCCCGCAATCGTAATTGATGGATGATATTTAAAACGCCATTTGCCAACGGATAGCGAAAACTATCCGCAGACAAACCACGATGATCGTATTCTTCCTTGACTTGCTTTTTGACAGCTAAAGTAAATTTAGCGTGACCTTTGAACTTTTCAGGAGTAGAACCGTCTTCTATTGCAAAACAGATTTGTTCTTGAGCAGATTCAATCATTTCTTTGATGACGTCGTCTTCAAAATCAAAGTCAATTTTACAATAGAGTTTTACACTCTCTAATAACTCTTTCGATACAGCCATAGCTATACCTCTTCAACGCCTGCTAGTGCAAGTAAATCTGATTTCAAGGTCTTACCACTAAAGTCAATTCCCTTGCTTGTTAAATAGCGTTTGATTTCTTCTACAGTGCTCTTACTAGTTGGTTTCGCCTCTTTTTCAGAGGCTTTCACTGGGTGTACAAGTAACAAAGAAACCTGCGTTTTTATCTACTGTAGCAACACCAAAACGTAACACAGCTTGCAAATATTGACCGTAAATGTCATTATCGACCCAACGCAAACCTAAGTCTTTGCGTTCAGCAAATAACACGCCGCGTTTAAAGTCACCAACAAAAGCTGACAGTTTGTTTTCTTCGCCAAAAACATCATCCGAAAGTACAAAGACAGGTTTCCCGTTGAACACTTTCCCAGATGAAGAAATAATAGAATCTTGAAGCAAATAACGCCCGTTTTCATCTTTGAGCGTATCTAGCCAGTTGTAAAAACTTTGAGAAACAACAAAGGAAATATTGTAAGCAGGGTCGAAGTCAACGTTAATAATTTTCTTGAGTCCGTCTAAATCCTCAATTTTCTTAGCATCAAATTTTTTCAAAACTTCTGCAATCACTGAGTTAGTGGTATTGACTTTAAGTTGACTAGCTGTTTCTGCAACAATTGCCATCAAGTCCACATCTGCATCATCAATACTTTCTTGTGACAATGGAATTGCTCCTCGATAAGTCTCTACTGACCATTCAACTTCTTCAAATTCTGGTTTAGCAAGCGCAGGATTTTTTTCCAATTCTTTCACACTAACCATTTTTGCCGTTGCTTTTTTTAGGACAGGATACTTACCAGAAGCTTTTTTGGCTTGATAAGTCGTTGTAAATTGTTTTAAATCAACTACAGTTTTTACTTCTCTGGTAGGTACGTAAGAAATTTCTTCACTTGATACAGGTTTTGCATCTGTTTTCTTAATCCCATCCTTGCCAGGATCTACTGGAGTAGTGCTATTAGACACGACGTTCATAGGAATAAGCACCTCGCCTTTCCCTTCTGTCTTCAAATCATTAATTTGTGTACCTTTTGAACGAATAAACGCATTTACTTTATCTTTTAATGTCATTTCTTCTTCAACTTTGATTTTGTTGCTAGCCAAGTTTTCTGCTCCTCCTTTTTCGGCGCTTGATTCATATAACTTCAAGTCGTTTTCTGCTTCTGCTAGGTTCGCTTTAGCTTGTTCAACTTCTGCTTTAATTGAGCGAGCAGCTTCAAGATCATCTGATTCCAAAGCATTTTTGACTTGCGCTGTCTTAGTAACAATCGTGTTGTTTAAGTCAGCAATTGTTGCTTTGATTTCTTTAATTTTTTCTTCAAACATTAATTTCCTCCAATAAAAAAAGAGCTTATAGCCCTTGTAAAATTTCTTCTTTTTCGATTTCTAGTAGCATATTGCGAATTTCTTTTTTACGTTTATTTCTACTTGCGTAATAATCATCAATTACCGCTTGTGGCAACATTGAATTATCAATGCTAGCAACTGCTTCAAAAGACATCACTTCGTCAGCAAAACCTTTTTCTACGGCATCTTGAGCAGACATAAACGTTTCATTCCGCATTAAATCCATAATTTCATCTTCAGACAACCCTGTTTTTGCGACATAGGCATTCACAATAGCTTTATCACTTGATTTTAAGGCGTTAGAAGCTTTGTCTAGGTCATCGCTATTACCAGACACCCAATTAAACAAAGCCTTATGGACCATCATCTGAGCGGTTGGACTCATGACGACTTTATCGGCTCCCATAACAGCCACTGATGCTGCACTTGCAGCCATGCCGGTGATTTCTGCGGTTACTTTTCCTTTGTAATTTCGCAAAGCGGTATAGATTTCACTCCCTACTGTAACAAGGCCACCATTTGAATTAACTTCCAAAATAATGTCGCTATTGTCTTCAGGTAGTTTCTCGATAATGCTTTTAGCGCTAGCAGCTTCCATTCCGTAATAGTCGTAAACTTCTTGAGAGTTATTTGCAATTAGCGGCCCTTTAAGATTTATCCTCTTTGGCATTTACCTCACCTCCTTTCCCTTTGATACCAACCTTGTCTTGATATTCTTCTTTTTTGTCTAAAAAGACGTAGTTTAGGCTCGACTGGTATCTGTCCATATTTGGATCTGTTGATTTCTGCTTACCTAACTCAATAAGGCCTTGGTTAGGTGTCAAAATTTGGTTATTAACCAATTTGACAATCTCATCAACATTACGACCTGTAACACTCCGTGTGTCAAATTCGATATGATACAGACGTCTGTCCTTGTCATTCAATGTTTTAAGCCCTAATTCGCTTGTGATAGCATCAAAATAAAACGGTAAATCATTCGTGACATAATCTTCCATAAGTTGAGCCACAGACTGGTTCGGGCTATTGACTCCAAGTTTGTAACTAGGAACCCGCAAAGCTTTTGCGATTTGGGCCGTGGAAAAATTGTTACTTGTAATTAATTGCAATACGTTAGTATCGATTTCAAGCGGCGTGTATTCCATGGTACTATCAAACACCAATGGACTGCCACCGACCGAACCCTCGCGCATTTTCTCAAACTCTTGACGTGCTCGCTGCCGTGCGTCTCCGCTTAATTGAGCGCCTTTCATGGTTAAGATACCGCTAGAAAATCCATCTTTAAAGAATTTAATTAAGGTATTGATACCACCTGTTTGCAAATCAATCTCATCTCCTAAAGACAGTAGCGGAGACCTGCCAAGGATTGTGTCGTGACTAAAAAACTTCCAGTGTACAACATCATGAGCAAAGCATTTAACCTGTTTTGCTGTTAACGTATCAGTAAAAGTGTAGATGATTTCGTGACTATCCGTTTCCTCTACTGTTGTTTCTGATGGCCTGTAAAATTGGAATTGCAAAGCTTGATTAGTCTTTGGATCTCTCAAAATACGCGAAAAAGAATTACCAGTCAAAATGGTATTTACTGCCATAGCAAATTTCCATGTCCTGGCGCTCGCATTTTTTGTAGATTTAACATTTAAAAGATAATTAATATCCTCATCATGGATAATGTCCCCATTAACATCCTTTTTAACAAGCGGGAACCTAGCAATATCCCCAGCTATAATAGACGTTGCTGTTAAAATATCGCTATTCTTCAAAGCCGACACCCCTAAGTATTTTTGAGAGACATCACCAGCTAAAACAGATGATATATAGTCATCGTAGGACACCTTTGAACTGCCCAAAGGTCGGAAAAAACTCATCGATTTCTCACCTCCTTTCTAAACCATTAACATCTATTTCCGCCACTTGCGCTTATAATTTTGCTTGATGTGACCAACCTCATCACCAATTGACTTGATAGCTACTTGATTGTCTAGTATCGCTGATTTAACTGCTGCAAGCTCGTTATTTGTAGCTTTGGCATTTGCTGACACGATGGATCGTAATTCGGCGACTTCTTTAATTAGCAACACAATAGCTGTTTCCAATTTTCGTTTTTTCTTAATGCGTTTATTCACGTTTTCCTCCTACGCTATCTACATAGATAGCTAAAACAATTAAAATAAGACCACTGGCAATAAAACCGACTTTATCACCAAACAAAAACAACCCATACATCAATAAACCTAGTCCAGCTAACAAGATTAATGTGTGTATGTTTTTTAAAATAAAATCAATCAAAACAGCGATTCTCCTCCTATTATTTTTTCATTTGTCCAGTAGCCAGAACCATCGAACGGTTCTAAGTAACAAACAGCGTAGCCATCAAGAGCAGCATCAAGCGGGTCAATCTTATTGCTATTCTTATTCTTATCGATCCTCATACCATTATTATCAGTTTTAATATAAGCATTGTTAATAGCCATGGTTAGCAAAGGGTTACCAGAGTGCTTTATTTTGCCTTTTTTGAGGTCGTCACGAAATTGTTTTGTCGGCATGTTCAAAACCATTGTCGTCTGCGAAACCTCAATCAGAGGCCACTCTGGATGCCTTTTTTCAATCATTGTAAGTAATGTTCCAAATTGATAAGGGTCAAAACAAATTCCATTAATTTCCCAGTCGTTTGAGTAGACCATCTCTTCAATTTTTTCGAGTACACGTTCATCATCGATGACACCACTTTCTAGGGTGGTTATCTCGCAATAACCTTGGCGTTCAAGATTGCTATAAGATACGCCATCCCGCTTTTCTTTAGCAGTTAAACCATATTTGGTAGCCACAAAAGAAAAGCTGTCGATATACCAAAAATCTTCCATCATAACAACTGGTGTGATAGCAAATAAGTCGCTGACACGACCAACGTCAACACCTAACCAAACTCTCCGCTTATTAGTATCTGGCTTATCAATCCGAGCAAGTTCCCAAGTCGTTTTATCGATGTAAGATTCCTCGCTAGACTGACGCCACATGTTAAAGTTTTTGATTAATACTTTATTGATTTCACCAGTTTCAAGAGACACTCTACGGCGCGTTCTCAGGTAATCCATTAGCTTATCATGTAAAGCTTCAACCTCAAGGATTGGATTTGATTTTATCCAGTTTGATTCGTCTTTAATTTCCTCTTCGTTGTCCTGTTCTGCGACATAACCAAAATAGCCATCATCTACAATTTCTCCGTCTAGTATTTTAGTGATGTATGGATACTCAATTGTGTGCATAGGGACATTCAAATCCATCCCTGCCGTCGAAATAATCAAGATAAACGGGTTATCAAGCTGACCTTGACCAGATTCTAAAAGTTCTAACATTTCATTCGTCTTCGATGCTGCAAATTCATCCAAAACGCCAACATAAGGCTCGAATCCATCTACAGCCCCAGTATCTCGACTAAGTGCTCTGATATATGATTCGTCATGTAAGTTTTTAAGCTCATCACGGACAATTTTTGTAGCCTTTCTGACATCAGCGTCCTTCGCTCTGAGAGATGATAACTGCTTCTTTGCCATATCCCAAGCGATTTTAGCCTGCGTTCTATCATTTGCAGTACAAAACAATTGTCTGCTCATAGATGGGTTATGGCCAAACAAAAATTCGTAAAGCAAGATACCAGCTATCAGAATTGTTTTACCGTTTTTACGAGCAACAGAAATCATAGCTTTTCTAAAACGTCTCAAGGAATGATCTGTTTTCTTTCGCCATCCATATAAATTCCCAATAATAAACTTCTGGAACATCGCCAACGGGTAAGGTTTACCCGTTTTTACATCTGGCAAAATCTCAATAAAGTTAATCGGATCAGCTGCTTTTTCTGGTAAATAGATGAATTTAAAATTATCACCATCTATTTTTTTGAGGTCATTCAAATGTCTCAAGCACGCCTTAAAAACTTTTTTACTTGATTTTATCTGTTCATCAACGACCATTTTTGCATAATAAAAAGCGTCATCTTTATAGATGTCGCTGATTGCTGAATAATCGTATTCTATTGTCATGATCCCCTTTCTTTTTATCCTCCAAATTTATCAAATATACTCTTAGGCTTTTCCTCTTCCTTAGGAATAAACATCTTCATACGACTGTCCACCGTCAAGCCAAGCTGACTTGCGCTACTTCTAATATTCGCTGTGGCTTTTTCTAGTGTTAAAATAAGCGGACTAGGAATAATGCCTTTGTCTGGATCATTCGTAAAATAACCAACCTCATCTAGTTTTCTACTTGTTTCTTTGTAGATAGCATACCATGTGCAATATAACTCTAATAGCCCTCTATCGAGATTTCTTAGGGGTAGGTTTTGGAGGTCTTCTATGATTCTCCTATACTCGTACTTAGCTACATTATTAAAGTGTTCAGGAGGTGTCTTTTGCAACTTTTTAAGACCGTCAGATGCCTTATTTTGCGCGGTTTCTCGCACTATTTTTTCTTCTTTCGTAAGATGCTTTTTTGTCGTTTCGACTAGCTTTAAATTTCTTCCCATAAGACCTCCTTTACACGAACTTTACAGTTTTAAAAATTTCAAAAAGGGAATTTTTTGCACGGAAAAGGGCGCTTTCTTAAGTTTCCGAACAATATAGCCCCGTTTAAAAATGAAGGGGGTAGTTTCCGAATATTAACATACTGTTGTTAATTTTTACACCCGTTTTTACATTAATTGTTTTTACGTCTTTCTCGTATCGCTTTACTATCATTACATGCTTTACAGCTTGCTTGCAAGTTATTCCAATCTAATCTTTTGTTCCAATCTTGTTTGACTGATACAATGTGGTCAGTCATAGTCGCTTCGCCACCACACATAGCACAGATGTAATCGTTCTGAAGTAATACTTGCTTACTTGTCTCTCTCCATATCCTTGAGTTATAAAACTGTTTGGCTTGTTTATCGTACTTCCAGCGATTACGATTATAGTCACGATACTCTGCTGATCTATCATCGTAGTCAACCGTTGTACGTCTACCACCTGCGATGGTTAACTTCTGTGGCCTCATACCCTGACCTCCATAATAAAAAGCCACCACAATGTGATGACCTATTTATTTTTGAAATTATTATAAGTTTCAACTAACAAAATTAATGTTCTTAGCACAAAGAACGAACTTAGGAACATCATTACTGTTGAGCTCAACCAACTTGAAACTACTAAAATTGAAATTAAATCAGTATCAGTCTTACTAAAGAATAGAGAAATAAAAGATAATAAAGAACTAATGAAAGATAAAAAAGTAGCAACTAATAGGCGGTCCATTATTTTTATCTCTGTCCCTAAATCTTCCATCATCACTACTAATTTATTAGAACCGGAAGTTGGTATCAATGAAAAACTAGCAAAGAATATTGCGGTTACAATTGCTGAAAATGATAGAGATGCCGACATTATATCAGTAAAATTTTTTAAACTTTTTGGAGAAATTTTAAAATAAAAACTAAATATAAAAACTATTATACCAAATAGTATAATCGGCCAGTTTCTTTTAAACCTTCCTTTTTTCATCGCATACCTCAATATAAGTTATAAAGTTATAGTAAACATTCTTTTTAAATGACTAAAATGAAAGCTATACGCGGTATTCAGAAATGCATAAACAGCCTCATCGTCTAAAGTATTTTCATAAAAAATAGTTCCCTTATATTCCAATTTATTTTTTATTAAGTCTATTAATTCCGGATGACCATCGGTAAAACCTTCAACTTTAGCATTTTTTACATTAACTGAGTCATTAACTAACATATCTGAAAATTTATCAAATATATTTTTTTTAGAAAGATGGTTTGACTTTATAACAACCTGCATTGACTCTCCTAGCATAGAATTTGCAAACTTTAAATCGGCATTTTCACTTTGAGTATCATCTCGAAACTCCTTAAAGTTTGTTGGGCTTGCAACAGTATAACTAATTGAATTTACAACGTCAAGCTTACCAACCCTTTTGAAAGCATCACTGTTTAATATAATATCAAACTTCAATCCTCTAACTCCAATTATTTGACAAAAAAACCTTCTTAAGTCGTAATTATTAATTGTACCTCTTTGATTATAAACAACTAAAATTTGTCTAAATGGATCAAATAATAATCTTGTATCAACCACAAGGCCCTCATTATCCCCATGTTCAATTTCCCTTTTTCTTACATCAATATTTTTTTCAAGATTCGCAAGAATAATTGGAGATTCTGTGTCCACCCGTGAAATGGTGACTAACCAATAAAATAGATTCGTTCCATTTAATTCTTCTTCACTTGTTACCTTCTGCATTGCATTTATATAATACATAAGATCATTTATCTCTAATGTTGGAATGTTACTATATTGTTTTTTTCTAAAATTATCAAACATTTCCTCCATCTTTTCGATAAACAATTTTAAATTAGATTCTTTAGAAGAACTTAATTTAAAGAAACTTGCTTTTGCGGGTTTGTTTTCCATATTTTATCTCCATATTTTTTATCACTTTAATAATACTATTAAAAAAGCCCTTACACAATAGGTATAATAGGCTTTTTAATAAAAATATGGAGTTTGCATTAAATGCAACAGGAACAGTCGGAATCGAACCGACACATCTTCTTCTGGCTCTTCGCAAAGAGTTTTCGGACTTAGCTAACGTCCCGAAGCAAGGCGCTACCTCCACCGTTTTCCAATCACGGTTCATGTTCCTAACAGGCTTTGCACGAATCGAACGTGCATAAACGACCATTAAGCCTACTAACCACAAGCAAGGTTGCGACCCTTGTTTTACTTGCGGTTAATCATAAAACCCCACACATCAGATCGTGTCTACCTTTAAATGGGTGTGGGGTCGCGTCTCCCCTGACGCTGATAGAGACGGCAGGATTCGAACCTGCACGTCCCACATACCATAAAATAACAAGTTTGATCGTAGTTAAAGTTGGCGACTAAATGAATAGCCAGTGGTTAAAAGGTTATCTCTTCTTGTTATTTTGATAGTACTATAATAACATGAATAATTATATATAAAGTACATAATTATTCCATATTAATTCCAGCTTTTTTCCAATTTCTCGACAAGCAACATTCCCTCTTTATATAGCTCTGAGAACGACAATAAAGCATTATCTAGCATGTTGTAATACTGGCTTTTTTCATAACCAAGTTTTGTATAAATATCACAATCAGTCTTTGGATATGTGAGCAAATACTTGTCAATCAGTATCAATCTATACTCTGGATCAAATATCCCGTTGACTGCTCTCTCAATCGCATCCAGCTCTTGTTCTGCTGACACACGGTTGAGCGCTAGTCTCTCAACAGGCTTGCTTGGCGTTCCATACGGTTGTCTTGGCTCAAAGGAATAAGTGGCTGTCACTTTTTGAGTATCTACATCATTAGCTATCCTTCGCCAGCGTGGATACTCTCTCAATTTACGCTTGGCATTAGATTTTGTTTTTTGGATATCAATCTCTGGAAAAAACGTCATGAAAGCCCCCCCAATGTGGTATAATTTATTTAAGCTTAAATTTAACCAAGGGGGCGTTCCGTATGGACGTCTTTTTGTTTTGTGGAGAAAAGCCCTCTCTTCCTTTTTTTATTTTGACACAGGCGCAGGATGTCAGTATTAGCGCCTTAAATAATAGCCAGTGACCGATAACCAGCGTTAGATTTTGTTTTGGTGTAAGGAGGTTCTCGTTTCTATTTTTTAATTTCGGTCAATACCAACCGCACGAGTCGAACGTGCGTGATACCGTTATTGGTTATATCCATTCAATTAGTGGATTTTCAATGTGTTCTATCCCATCACCAATCCACTCTTTGACATTAAATTCTCGCTCAATATCTTGAGTCCTTGGCATAACGTTAATATCACTAAAACTCAGCATGTCGTCTTTTGTATTTTGCAAAAAATAAATGTTTTTAACTTGTCTTGTTAAAGAGTCGCCATGCACCACCACACCATTTATCCCTCTTATAGACATATTAAAGAGTAAAAACGGTACTGCTTTGTCCGATAACTCTTCTACGTGATACCAGTATTTACTCGGACGATAAGTAAATGGACTGTCATTTAATCGTTGTTCTTGCCATGCTTGGATAAGTATCCCACCCGTCCCGACTGCTACCTCGTAGTATTGATTACCACTTATTATTTTAGATAATAGTGTACTAACCGATTTAGGCGTAAAGTCTTGCTTTTTATTTTTGCGGTCAGCTTGTTCTTCCTCAAAATATTGCATAAACCAGTCGTAAGATACATCTGTTTCATATTTCAAAAACTGTCCGAATAAGTCCTCGCGTTTTTCCTTATCTAAAATTATTTTTATCAACGTGTCAGGCGCTTTGTAGACTTCTTTTACTCCCAGCAGTTTGTGTATTTGATTTGTAGTTAGCATTAGTCCTCCAATTCAGATTCTATTAGATCACCAGGATTCTTCACAGTAACCCAGAAACCATATCCATAATATCCATTACCAACGCCGTCATATCCGTAAATCTCAATAACAGAATTGTCTGTCATGTAGACAAAAATTTTGAATTCATCATCCCATTCACTATATTTTTCTGTGTATTCAACACCCATTACAGCAGATTCCAAGTTTGAGTTTTCTGTCGTGATGTTTAATTCTGACCACCCATTTCCACAACCTCCACAACCCTCGTTTAATTCAATTTTAATTACTGTCCCATCAGCAAGTACAATCTTTTCGTCGTCTATTGATTTAAGTCGTTTTCCTACTAATTTTTCTTCTAATAGTTCAGCTAGATCATGACCTAAAAAATTTTCGTTTTTCATTTCGTCACCTCCTCAATCAATAATAGAGTCATTTATTTTTAAAAAATCATCTCTGCTAACAGCTTTCATTTCACCCCCCATAAAACCAAATTCGTGAGTAGAAATAGATCTATCTAATTTCTCTTCGGCGTATTTATGCAATTCACTAAAATCGCCTAGCAATATTCCGGTATACGCCGATATTATTGCCGCTTCTCTTTTTGTTACTGCCATTTCCTCATCCTCCGTTGTGCGTAAGTTCCGCAATCCGCTTAGTCTGTCTAGCTCTATCATCACTAGCACGTTTAAGCTGCTTTTGTATCCTGCTTAGCTGTGTACGTAGTCCTGTGATTTGCGACTCGTAATATTGTCGTGCGTCGCGATAGCTAAAATACGACACGGTTACCATCATCCCAAATATTGCGATCGCAAGAAACAATAGTGCTTTCCAATCGTTTTTTAGGACATTCATTATTTTATTCAAGTCATCACGTAAATTTTGCAATAATTCATCTGTTGTCATTATTACTCCTCATTCCATATAGTCATCATAAATCCAAATTTCGTTTTTACTAAGTATTAAATCGTGTCCTGTTTTATCTATTAATGCTTGTAATTGTTCGAGATTATCAATTTTTATAAAAACATCAGGAAAATGACCAACTTTTGTGATTTGATAATGTATGCCGCATGATTTTAAATCTTTGACATATTGTTCATCTTTAAAGCTGGCTGCACACAACTGGTAAATACAACCATTAAATTTTGATTTACTGTACGGATAACGATTTGGTTTCTTCATTCCACTTCCTCCAACTTTTCGATTAACCAATCAAGGTTCTGCCTTGCTTTTTTGAGGTCTTCAATGCCATTTTTAGCATGATATCGTAGTAAATACTTAACAGCATTGCCCCAGTAAAAACCTTCCTCGTGCTCTGGACAAGCTGAAAAGTTTTTAACCACATCGATTGCTTCCATGCCATGCCTGCCTTGATAGTGTGATGGTTTTTTAATGTTATCTGTCGTATCCTGACAAGCAGCTTCAAGCTCCTCAATTTTTTTAAACGTATCTTCCGTCAGCATCTCTCCACCTCTCTCAAAAAATTTATAATCAATTTACACTCGCTCTCATTTGGCAATATTCTGCGTTCTAAGAGCGCTTTTAATTGCCAAGTATAAATACCTATCTTGTCTGCTAAAACCTCATCAGACATCTTTATTTTGCATCTGTGAGCTATTAACAGCTCTGATATATCGTAAGGCAACAGATTATCGTAAGATCTAGGTGTATATTTAATATCGTTATGCCACTGTCTGTGTCTTTTCATAGACCCATTCTCCGAGCTCTTTCTAGTGCGTCCATGCGTTTGATTTTTTTAACGAGCTTAACGTCACCGTAGTTTTTAAACATCCACTTTTCGTAAATCTTGTCATCCTCGTCTGTCTTTTTTTGTTTAAGACGGTAAGACTGCTTGATTAACGCCACCATTTTCTCTGTCGTGTAGATTCGTTGGAACCACTCCAATACATCAGGTGGCGGCAATCTGTTTAGTTTTTTATAGTATTTGACAGATCTATAGACTCTGTCAGCTTCTTCTTCATCTGCGATGGTAATGTTATCGTCTAAAAACGCTTTGATTGACGGCTCCATTTGTTTGTAAAAATCATCTACTAGTGTCATTGACTATTTTTAAGGCATCTTCCACAGATCTAGCCACTCCTACAAGCGCTCCCCTAGATGCCATGACCTCCATAAATTTTTTCTGTTCAGGTCTTACTCGACCTGTTTCATTTTTAACTTCGATAAAAAACACTTGCCCGTCTGGTTTAAATCCAAACAAGTCACAAAAACCTTTTGGTAAACCTGTATCAAAAAATCTGCCGTCTGCTGTTTTAACTTTACCAACGTTGGCTCTAAAAACCATATGGCCCGCTTGTGATAATCCAACACGAATTTGGTTTTGAATTAATGATTCTGTTGTCATACCATCACATACCTTTTTGTATCGATAATTTTTCTTAGCGATTTTACACTAAAAGCAAATACCCAATTCAATTTGTTTTTGTCTTTAGGTTTAAAACCAGCAAGCAACATAGCTCCTTTGAATTGACCGTTTGTAACATAAAAACCATTTTTACGGTATTCAAACTTATGCTTTAATCCATAAGAGGTATGCCCATTTTCATAAGTTTTTGTTTTTTCTAACTGCTTACACCAGTGCAGCAATTTTTCTTGTTTGTCTTCACTTAGTTCTAAAAAACCTTTAGGATGATCACTGCGATAAAAATGCTCTTTAGCTTCTTCGCTAGTGATATTTCCAATTAACCAGTCGTGATAGTAAATCGATTCAGAAGGAATCGGAAGGTCTTCGTAATCTTTTAAAATATCGTACATACTTTCTCCTTTTTTGATTTTGTTCCCACCAATGTTCCAACAGGGTGGAACGCACCAATTCCTTGCGGCTCAAGGGATTAGACCATTTCTGTTCCATGTTCCGCCATTTTTTGCTTTTCTCTCTATATATTTATATTATTTATTTTTTTATTAATATTAAGAAAAAGATGGAACATGGAACAGAAGTCTATTAAACCCAGTAATACCAAAGGGTTTCGCTGTTCCATGTCATGGAACAAGGATGGAACAAAGACGGAACATTTATATAATCTTCACATAAGATTGCATACTTCCATTAGCGTCTTTTTCATTATTCCAAGGAAAGTGGCCATATTCTGTTGGTATTTCGTCAGACGGGAAGAATTTTCCTGCGACTCTAGATTTTTTCTTAACCCAGCCATCAGGGATATTGGTTGACAATTCATTTTCAAAAGTTGATTGCTTAAGCGGTGTGTGCCCATTATCTTTGCACCACTCTTTATACAACCACCATAAGAATCTAGTAGGGAGCACAGTAGAAGTAAAACGCTCAAACCAATCATCTATAAAAGCGAGTATCGTGTTGTTGTCTCGCTTAAAAGCATGCATTCTTTCTTGTGTCGCTTTCGGCTCACTAAACCTATCAAAATCTATATTGATAGCTTTCCAAAGGACGTATTCAAGCACTTCTTTACGATTAATGTAATCATCTTTAATGGCCCAGTTATCTTCCTTTGATGAGAATGTCTTTTTAAACGGGATGATGATAATGCGGCGATAAGTACCATTTGATTTATTTTTAAACGATGGCATCCCGTTTGTTGATTGTATGACGGTTTTTTTAAAAATCGCCATGTAAGGGTTCTCACCTTTTTTCTCGATGCTCACAGGCTCACCAGTCACGACAGAGTTAAAGTTACTACTTTCGTCCACATAGATACCAGCTTGAACATCATCTCCGATAATTACCGTTTTCCCCTCAATAATCGCAAGACCGAAGCGTTCTGAAAATTGATTTAATTTTAGAGGAGCGACATTTTTAAAACCAACCAGATTGCTGATCATCTGTTGAAACGTCCCTTTACCATCGTTACCATTACCTACGAACCAGATTGATTTACGATAAGAGTAGTTACCGTTTAAGGATGCTGCCACGACTTGCCATAATAACTTGACGAGGTCCTTATCTCCGCTCATTAAATCTAATAACCATGACTCCACGTCCCAACCGTCAATGGTTGGGAGAGGAGCGTTTGGAATAAGTTCTGTTTCGATAGTGCTGAAATTAATAAATCGGTAATCAAAAGGCAATAATTTGCGTTTGTATTTGTCGTAAATACCATTTTTAACTAGTACATACCGTCTCACGTCTTGGAATTCTGGTTCGAAGTCCATTGCCCCATATTTCCTATCCATACTCGCTAACATAAACAACACGTTACGGCATTTTGTCTCATTAAACGTAGGTTGTAGAATATGGATTAATTTATAAGCGAATTTATAGTCCTTGATGTAATATCCTTGGTCTGGATCGTAGATAGCTACTTTCCCGTTTTCTAAGGTAATAACATGCAGGTACTTATTTATTCCGATAGCAACAGCTAGTTCTGATAAATTTTTAACATCTTTCCCAGCTTCTTCAAGCCAGTCTCTTCGATACGCTATCAATTTGGATTTGATAGCAGACCATGTTGTGGGTTTACCTGGTTCAATGCCAGGTTCCTCATTTAATTTTTCTCTGTAAAATTCAAAGTCCACTTCTCCTCCTCAATTCCTTGTCACACATACTTTTAAAAGTACGATCAAACTCCTTATCATTTAAAGGGTCAACTGTTTTGTGATTAGCCATTTTAGCTAATGTGTATGCTATTTCAACATCTACATTTCTAAGCAATAGACCACCTACAAATTCAGCGAGACTGTTGTTTCTGCCACCTGTATCACCAAAACCAAGGACAATCGTCTCAAATAATTTAGCTGTTTTATTGCTACCTTGGTAATCTCCAGATGTAAAACTACTAGCATCATACTCGTAAGCAGGCTTTAATTCTTGCAATACAGTTATCAACTCAAGAGGCGCTTCGGTCATTTCGCCAGAGGTTGGCGAATGCACCTTATCCCACACATACATGCCTTTGGCATTGTTTGATGGTGGTACCAACACATAATTGTTAACATGAGCTTTTAAGTCCACACCATCGACAAAACCGATATTTTGCGCCATGGAAACGCCTTGTGGTTTTTTAAGGTAGATATGCCTTCCTCCACTAGGCGTGGTTGCTTGCAAGGTTTTTGGTATCAACCTTGCATGCTCCCATTCTCTAAGGTTTTTCAGACCGTCAACGCCATTGTGGACATCAATATCAATGACAAAAAACGAATCTGTTCTTAGAGCAATATTGGCATCTGGATTATCCTTCCACAAAAGCCGCAACTCATGCTCCGTAAAAGCTGGTTTATCCGCAAAAGCGACTAATGGTTTTTTACCATCCTTTGAAATCGGAATAACTGAAAATCCCTTTTGTTGATAATAGATTGCGTAATCTATCATCCCTCTCATAATTAGAATGGAAGATCGTCTTCTTTAAATTCTTCCACAGGGTTAACCATAGATGGAATATCGGACTTTTCGATACGTTTCACATTTAAGTTGTTGTAAGTATTTCCGTTATATTCGGATGTTTCATTTTTAACGGTAATTTTGAGACACTTGTTAAGTAGTTGATTTAAGTAATCATCCAGGGACTTAAACTGTGTACCCTCAGGAATACCTGCTTGCTTAGCGAGATTATGAATGACCCCTTCTGGATATTTCCCGTCTTCTTTTTTGGCAAAAATACGGTGGAAGATAATGTTATTTTGAAACTCTTGTTGGAAGTCTTTGCGAATTCTGAAGTGAATGTTGATAAAGTCTGCGCCATTTTTAGTTGCGTCTTGGACCGCTTTTTCAATAAATGTTTCGTAAGTTCCGTCAGTAATTGATGCAAATTCCTTTGCTTTTGAGTAATCGATTGTAAACATAATGTATTTCTCCTTTTAATATAAAATTCCTAGTTTTTTAGCGATGTAATACTGCCAACCTGGCTTGTATCCATGTTGTTTTCGGTATTCTGTTAGTTCGTCCATCGTCTGGCACATGTCAGGTGTCTGATAGGTACTAACTCTATTTTTTAGTTTTAGTTGTTTTTGTTCAGATATTTCTTGTAATTCAGCTTCTTTGATTTCTTCGATTTCACGTTTGGTCAACTCGTTTTCGTGTCCACATTCTGGACAGATACGAGTATCGGACCAATAGGTGGCATAACAGTTATCGCAAACTCTTGTGGTAGGCTCACCAATCTTAGCGGATTGCTTTTGTTTAGTCTCTCCATCTAAACGCCATTCTCTATCCATGTTAGGTAAACCAAAACGCTCCACATTGCCAACGTGATCAATAATAATGGCTGTTTTCCCATCTCTTGGATTTAACGGTCGCATTGCAAATTGCAAATATAGCGATAGCGATTGTGTTGGTCTCAACATAATGCAAACATCAACATTTGGCAGGTCTATCCCTTCTGTAAACAATTCACAGTTAACCATGATTTTTAAATCACCATCTCTAAATGCTCGCATAGCTTCTTCCCGTTCGTTCTTAGGCGTTTTTCCGCTCACTGCTTGTGATTGGTACCCTGCTTGATTAAAGGTGTCAGAAACCAAATGAGAGGCTTCTACGCTGTGCGTATAAACGATAGCTTGCTTTCCTTTTGCTAGCTTTTCATAGTGTTTAATAACATCACCATAGATAACCGATTTCATGGATTGATCAACAGAATCCTTAGTAAACTCTCCACCTCTTTTTTTAAGGACAGAATTATCAATCATGGACGGTGCGTAGTATTTAAAGTTAGCTATATTACCGTGTTCTTGCAGCCATTTGACAGATTTTCCAACTACCAAATCATCAGCAATATCATCAAATCCATCTCCATTTAACCTGACTGGTGTCCCAGTGAACATTAATACATAAGCATTTTTAAAATAGTCGATGATTTTTAAGTAAGACTTGGCCTTACTGTGATGAGCTTCGTCAATCAAAATTACTTCTGGTTGAAAGAGGCTGTCTAGTTTCCTAACTAGCGATTGCACGCCGCCGATAGTTAACAGGTTTGAGTTAACTCCATTTACTGCAAATGTCTTTTCTACCTGTTCATTGATTTCTTTTCTATGGCTAAAAAACAATACTCTGTTTCCTTTATCCGTAGCGCTTTTAGCGATATGGGCCATTACCACCGTTTTCCCGCTTCTAGGGAGGCGACTGGACGATTATTCTTTTATTTCCAGTCGCTAATGACCTCCTGATGGCTGTTAGTAATTCTTCTTGATAATCACGTAGTTTCAAATAATTCCTCCACTTTACACCCTTTGCGATCATCTAAACGATTTTTAGCATAAACACTAGCTGATGGCTGTAAAATAAAACCTCTCACTTCTTCCCCATCGTCTGTAGTTTTTTTGACCAATCTAGCCACAACATCTGTAAGTCCAAGGAAGTTGTTTAATATTTTTGTCCTGATATCTGGCATTGCTCTGTTATAAATCATTCCGTTTTCGTCAGTCCATTGATCAGAGGTTTCCCAAGCTAAAAATACAATGCGTTTATTTAATTGCAGTAGCGCTCGCAGACTATCTAAAATAGTAAAGTCAACTCGTTGATAATCAGCTTGACTTGGCACACGATGATTTTTACCCTCGCGCCCAAGATTCGCTAGGCAAGCCCTAAATAACTCGGAGACATTATCTATAACGATGTTGTCATAATCATTCGCTGCTCCATTTAGTAACTCTTTTACTGTGTCTAACCACTCTCCCCAAATTTTATGCGTATCTATATCCGCAATATCAATATTTTCGTTCCCTCTAAGGACTTTTGCCGACTTATCAATATTGATTACAATAGTTTTTCCGGGCAAATATTTTGCAGTTGATGTTTTTCCAAACCCTGGATTACCATAGATTAAATAACAACTATCATTATTTTTTATTTCTGTTGCTTTAGTGATTTTCATCTATTTTACCTGTAAACTTTCAGTTTCAATTAACTCAACTCCAGCAATTTCTTGACCAGTTTTAAGTAATTTAGCTAATTCTTTTTTATCTGGCTTCCGCTCAATTTTTTCGGTCATATATTCGAGAGGAATCTTTGTTTCGTCCAGCACCTCAACTTTTTTGTTTTTTCGTAGCGACACTTTAAACATTCCAGCATCTACTTTTTTCTTATTAGACAAAGCCATTGCTAAATGTATCGTCTCTTTGTATTTATCAATTTTAGCTTGCGCTTGTTTTTGCTTTTCGTAAAAAGCTTCTTTTTCAGCTTTATACATTTCTTCGTCAGCTTGAGCATTTTTTAACATTTTGACAAAATATTCAATGTTGTTTTCTAAATCCGCCTGAAAATCAATACTGTCCAGCGTGTCCTGAAATGTTTCTTCGTCTAAATCCATTGACTGTAATTGTGCGTAAATGCCTTCTAATTCGTATAAATAAGCCATGTTATTTCCTCTTTCTACGTTTTAACTGCCACTTTTCAGCTTTCGGTCTATCGTTTTCTCTTGTCAGAGCTATGACTTTATTTTGTAGCTTGTCGATCTCTTGCCCTAGCAGAGCTTGGACCCTCAAAATTATGTTATCTCCCTTCTTCAAAAATAGCTTTCACATTTCTTATCTTTTAACGTCTCAATAATTCCATCTAAAACATCTGATCGGTTTTTAAGCTCATTGTACTCTTTGACAGATATTGTGATAAAATCTTTGTTATCTTTTGTAGTATCGCTATATCCGAGCAGGTAAGCGACCGATACATCAAAATGATCTGCTAGTAATTGCGCTTGATCAAGCGCAATTTTGTGTTCATTTTCCCAGCGTTGGATCGTCCTGTAATGCACGTATATTTCTTCTGCAAGATCTTGCTGAGTCAAGCCTTTTTCTTTGCGCAACTCTTTTATTCTGTTCATGTTATGCGTCTCCTACTAAATTTGTTTAGCAGGTAAACCGTGCTTTTGGTTATATCTACGTGCATTAGCTTCCCAACCGTTACTTTCAATCGTCCATTTTGATTTTTCCTGTTTTTTTGGTTTTGCAAAAATAAAATCTAATAGTTTCATGTTATACTCCTACTCTTTTTTCGAATTTAATATTTTCAAGCATTTCTGGCAGTGTCTCTTTTTTTGTTTTATAACGATTGCGAGATTTCCACTGTACAAACAGTTTGAATCCTTCGTAATCAATGAATACGATTCTATGCGTTGGATTTAATACAAACTGTTTAAAGTCTGGATGATCACGCATTTCTGTCGCCCACTGCTTTGCAGTAGCAACTGTCAACCCCTCCCATTGTTGAATCAAGTGTTTATAATCACCATGAGAAGCTGTTTCATTAACATCAACTGCTCTATAAGTAATTTCTGCTTTTGGCATATTAATATCCTCTCTCTTGTGTTATAATGAAGTAAATTAAGTTTGTTTTGAGTCCGATTCCCGTCGGACTTTTTTGCTATCTAAATTCGTCTAAGCTGACTTTTAATCCTGTAGATAGCTTGACCATGTTCGGCCATGACAGATGTTTAATTCTTCCACTTTTCAAATCGCTAAAGTGGCTTTTGTGAATCCCTGTCAATTTTGCTAATTTGTTCATATTGAGATTCCTCTCAATCATCAATTGTTCGATTTTTTCCCACATAATCTATAAAGTTATTGCACAGAAGCTGAAGTTATAATTTTAAAATCATTAAGCTGTTGAATTAATTTACCTAGTTCTTCAGCTTTTTCTTTTGTTGTTGCTAATAGCTGTAGAAATTCATCCTGGTTAATCCAATCAACTTTTGCGTAGATGTCACCTAAAGGCTTTTTATCTTGACCAATGGTTTCAGATGCTTTTTCATTGGCTAGTTGCACTTTTGAAATTTCATTTACTAAATCATCAACCACGATTTCTTCAGCGTTGATGGTTATTTTTCCGCTATCTAATTCAATTTTTGTCTTGGCGTTTTTCGACTGAATAATTAATTTATTTTTTTGATACGGATATTGTTTTGGTCTCATGTGGTTCTCCTTTATGTGGTATAATTTAAATAAAAATGCGAGGTTAACATATGAAATTAAATCCAGACTGTATTCGTGATATTCTATTCGTTGTTGAAGAAAATGCCACTTTTTCAGATGATGTCCAGGAAGAAACTTTATATCAAAAGCTAATCCCAAAATACTCCCAAGAAGAAATCCTCTACCATGTTAGACAGTGTGAACATAGCGGTTTATTCTTAAAGGTAAATCATTTTTTTGGCGGGTTCATTATTCAAGATTTATCACCATACGGACATCAGTTTATTAACGATATTAGACAAGAGAATAATTGGAATAAGACTAAGCAAATTGCAAGCAAAGTTGGCTCATCATCTCTAGATGTCTTGAAAGACATCTCCGCTCAGGTTATATCTAATTTAATTTCAAGCCAATTTGGCAAATAATTTTAAATACACTTCGGCACGGCCATCTTTTGCTGTGCCTTTTAATTTTATTTTTTCAACGCCAGAAATTTCGTTACCAGACAAGAAAATCTTTCCGTCTTTGATTTCGATTCGTTCCATGTGTTCTCCCTTCGTTAGTTTTGTTCTATTTTTAAACTGGTAGATATTCCTGATTAAGGAATTTATTAATAAAGTATTGTTGACCTTTTCCGGTTACAAGGGGTGTCTTGCTTACTGTAATATGGCCATCAGAATGGGTAATGCTAGTTTCCTTGACCCTTATAAGTCCAAGCTCTACGCTTTTCTGAGTAGGCATATTCCAATCTCGGCCATTACGCTTGATAAGATAGCCGTGTTTACGAAGCCAAGTGAAGAGACGAGTCGCTCCAATATTTACCCCATTCTGCTTGAGTAACTTTGCAAGTTCTCCGACCAATATAGAGGTATGGCTAGCACTTACGGCATCAGCAAATAGCACCTTTGGACGGTCTACCTCAATCTGGGCTTCTAGCAACTTCTTAGCCTCACGCTCCTCTTTTAGCTTTTGTAGCGTAGCAATGGCAAAATCTGGATTGTCAAGTAGTTCATCAGTTGCATACATGCCGTGTTTACGTATTGTTGGTAATACTTCTGATGTGACCCACCGTTTAAACTCTTTGGCTTGTGGCAACTTGCTAGATAAGATGAGAGAGTAGAGACCTGACTCGTTGATGATGGTCATCGTTTGAGTTCCGCCGAGGGTGCCCTGAATTGGGGCGTCCTTTTTGTCTTCATCGTCAACATGACTAGCAATTGCATTTCTTGCTTTTGCATACCCCAAAATCTCTGCGACATCTTTCCCTACAAAGTAAGGTTCATCGTCAATGGTTACTGTTCGGACTTCTTGTCCTTTAAAGTTAAAAATCTCTTGCATACTGTCCTTTCTAGTTTTGTAGGCGGTTGTTTTTAAAAATTTGTTTTAAAACGAATTTTTTACCTAAAAAAATATTATTTACATCAATATTGTAATAATTTGCCAATTCATTTAATAAACTAAACGGGATGTCTGTACTATCAATTTCGTATTTTAGTAAAGTTTGTTGATGAATACCAAGTTCTTGCGCTACTTCTTTTGCGCTAAGGCTATAGTTAACGCGTAAGGCTCTTAGTGTCATTTTCGTCATTCCCCCACCTCCTTTCTAATTTGGAATTATCCAAAACAACATAGCTTTAAAATTTTCTGTGGTATAATTTAAATAAAAATTGCGAGGTTGAAATGAATTTTTTTAATTTTTTATTGTGTGTTTTTAAGTTTACAAGTGAATATCTAATAAAAAATTGGATAGCTTTAATAGCTCTGTTTCTATCTTATTCAAACTACCGAAGAAATAACTTACAAGTCGAGTTAATTGCTGCTCCTGTTTCAGATTGGATTTTGAGCGTTATTTTAGACAACGGTGAAAGCATATATAATCCAAATGGTACATTAAGAGCTAACATTAAAATCATCAATCCTTCTAATGTTGATGTAAGCTACTTCGACTTGATTGTTTTTGATAAAAACAGAAAATATCAGCATTATTACCAAAAGCAAAATAATATAATTAACGATTTAACAGGTAGAGAGGCTATAGCCGCAGTACAGCCTGATGGCAATACAATCCTTATCGAGGTTCCAGAGGCAGATTGTGGAGTATTAAAAGCCCACAGTATGACAAGGATGGATTTAATCATACAAACGTCTGAAATCACAGATAGACTCTTTGTTGCTTTTAAAGTAGCTAAAAAGAAAAAACTATTTAAAGCTAATAAAGCAGGATATGTTAATTCACCTTATCAATCATTTTCTGCGTCATTCCCTGTGGAATTATCAAAAAAACCGCACTACGAGGATATCCTAAAAGATTTGCATGAGTGAGAGCAGATTTTCTTGTGTGAAATATCTTGGAAGAACCTAGTACACCGTATTTAATTTTTTCCATGCCTTCCCTCCTTTCCACTCCTTTTGGGGAGTTTTTATTTTGTAATAAACCAAGCAATCAGCCAAGTGATACCACCTAGCACTAACAGAGCTGGTAATACACCGCCTTCAAATTCAACGCTTGTTTTTTCCTTGCCATCACGACTAGTAAACGTGTGTTCTAAGTCGCCAAGCATTAGTTTTTTCCAACTCATTTTGTACCTCCTAAAAATGTTATAATCAACTTATCCTAGCAGAAAGGAGGATAAGCTAATGAAAATTTCTAATTCAAAAGATTTAGCTCTCGCTATTGTCGCTTCTTCTAGCCCTACTTTGTCTATCGAAGATAAAATCAAACTTTACGAAGACTCTGTGGAAGCTATTAAGCAACATAATTTACCTTTCGTTGAAGCCGAAAAGCAAGAACAAATCAATAATGGTAAAGTTATAGCCGAAGCTCTTGAGCGTGGCGAGTCATTGTTTGGATAAATAGTCACCAATTTCGAGGAACCCTTTAGCAAGCTCGCACCTTGTTAAGGGGTCTTCTTCGTTTGTGAAGTCTCGCAAAATTTGCATGTGCATATCTTTTAGCACTCCGATGAACTTTTCATTTCGTTCTCTCATAACCTCTCCTTTCATTCTTGCGGAGATACAGCCAATGTGCTAAACTAAACTTACCCCGTTAGGGGAGAGGGCTTCTTAGCCCTCTAATTATCCTCACCACTCTATTGAGTAGTGAATCTTAAGCTTAAACCAAAGAATCTTGATTTCGACTTCTAGTTCTTTGCGTTTAGGCTTTTTGTTTAGCCTAGATTTCATTAGCTGTACCTCCTTTCGTTTTGCTTAATTCCTTAAGCTTGATTATATTGTAATCCGTTTTAAAACGAATGTCAAGTATAAAAACGAAAAAAAACGAATTTTTTTTAAAAATTTTATTTACAAATACGATTTAAAACGATACTATATAAGTATAAAAATCGAAAGGAAAATAATATGGCAAGAGGACGAGGGAAATTAACACCTCAAGACGAGGAATACAAAAAGATAATTTCTGCTAAAATTAACAGTTTATTGCTAGAAAACAATTTAAAACAAGGACATTTAGCTGATGCATTGGAAATTCCACGAAGTAGTTTTAATGAATATGTCAAAGGAAATTCCTTACCTAATCCTGGTAACGTTCAAAAGATAGCTGATTATTTCGGGTTAATGAAGTCTGATATAGATCCTAGATTTGCACCTCGTAAGAAAAATCACGAACTCAAAATCCCTACTTCTCCACTTGTCAAAAAAATAACCACAACAGTCGTAGAATTAAATGTTCCTCGTAAGCAAAAAGTTTTAGACTTTGCAACAGAACAATTGAAAGAGCAAAAAAATAAAATTACTTCAATAGAGAAAAAACTATATGAATACAAAGTCTATGAGAAACTTTCCGCAGGTACAGGTTATGGATATTTTGGTGATGGGAACTATGATACTGTTTTTTACGACGAAGAATTAGATTACGATTTTGCCTCTTGGGTTTTTGGTGATTCTATGGAACCAACTTATCTGAATGGTGAGGTTGTGCTTATAAAACAAACTGGCTTTGATTATGAAGGTGGCATCTATGCCGTAGAGTGGGACGGACAAACCTATATTAAGAAAGTTTACAGAGAAAAGGATGGCTTGCGCCTTGTGTCTTTAAATAAAAAATACAATGACAAGTTTGCTCCTTTTAGTGAAGGCCCTCGTATAATAGGGGAAATTGTCGGTAACTTTATACCTAAAGAGTACTGAGGTAGATAAATGAATTTAGAAAATACAAAACTAAGAACAAAATGTCCGAGTTGCGGCAAGTCTATTATTCTTACTTTTCACACTAGAAGATGCCCTAAATGTTTTTTAGATTTTAAAGAAGATTATGTGAAGCGAATTTTTTATGATTATGAATCAAACGTAGCAAATTCTGCTTTTACAAAAGTTGGAGAAAAAATGACAAGTGCAGGCGAGGGGATGGAAAAGACAGGTAACACAATACAACAAATAGGTTGCATTATCATGCTTATTCCTATAGTGTACATTTTGTTCCAGCTTATTTCGGCGTTTAACTAAAAAAGCCCCACGCTCTCAAAGTTTGGCGACTCTGAGCGTGAGGCGAATCTAGTATAGTAAAAACCTGCTTCGCAGTAGGTCTCTTTACTATACCTATTTTAACAGAAAATGAGGTAAAAAACAAATGTGGATAGAAGAAACTGATAACGGTAAATTCAAATTTCGTGAAAATTATAAAGATCCTTACACTGGAACATGGAAACCTGTATCCGTTACTATGGAGAAGGATAATTCAAGAGCTTATAAAGCAGCTCGAAAAATCCTTGAACAAAAAATAACAGAAAAAATAGCGCAATTAAAGGCCTCTGAGTTACTTTTCACGGAACTTTTAGATGAATGGTGGGCGTTTTATAAGAAAGAACTTAAAAGGTCGTCTGTAGCTTCTCTGAGAGGTAATATCGAAGAGATAAGGGAAACTTTTGGAATAGGTGTTAAAGTAGTGAATATTGATCCTAAATACGTTCAGAATTATCTCGATAACCTAGATTGCTCTAGGAATAAAAAAGAGCGTAATAAGTCTATGCTAAACTTAGCATTTGATTATGCTGTTGGTTTGGATATTATCCAAGATAATCCTGCAAGACGTGCTAAACTCCCAAGGGTAAAGAAAACTCTTGAAGACTGGAAAAAGGCTGAAGAAAAATATCTTGAAGAAGATGAAATTAAACCATTATTGAAAGAATTGTACAGAAGACCTAGCACTTACCGACTTGGTTTGTTGGCTGAGTTTATCAGTTTGAACGGTTGTCGTATCGGTGAAGCTGTCAGCATTGAGCCGTGCAACTACGAATCTAAGTCAAGAATATTGCAGTTGCACGGAACATTTGATCATACAGAAGGATATCGTAACGGGGAAAAGACAGCACCAAAGACATTAGCTTCTTATCGTGAAACCATCATGACAAGTAGAGAACTTGAAATTCTACAAGAGTTAGAATTTATGAACGAACTAGAAAAAAATACAAATCATAGATATAGAGATATGGGATACCTTTTTACAACAAAAAACGGTGTTCCAATTCAGACTAACTCATTCAACTTAGCTTTAAAAAAAGCTAATGAAAGATTGGAAGACCCAATTACAAAAAAACTTACTAGCCACATCTTCCGTCACACTCTTATTAGCCGTCTAGCAGAGAATAACGTGCCGCTAAAATCAATCATGGAACGTGTAGGACATGCAGACGCTAAAACTACTGCCCAAATTTATACTCATGTCACAAAGAAAATGAAATCAAGTGTAGCTGATATTATGGAAAACTATTAA